ATATCAGCCAGAGTAACTAAGTTATTATCTGCTTCCATACCATGATTGTATTGAGTAACCTCAATAACATTACCATTGTATAAGTCACTGATCACACTAGAAGATGTAATATCAGTAGTTGCTGCAGCAACTGCTGTTCCTGCATCATTAAACCATACTAAATCTTTACCAGTTGTAAATTCTTCACCTTGAACATTAGTTAAGTATAGTGTATCAATTTTATTGACTCCACTAACTGTCACTACACATCCAACACCTTTATCCATATTGGATGTTTGAATTCCAATAGTATCACCAGCAGCATATCCAGCACCATCAGCACCAATAGCAACTCCAGTAACAACACCAGAACCATTTACTGTTACATTAAGTGTAGCACCAGATCCACCACCAGTAATAGCATAAGTAGGAACACCGTTTGTAGTAGTACCTGTTTTACCATATCCTTTACCACCATTACTGACGGCTACGATATTAACTGGTCCACCAGTTTTCTCAATATAACCATAGATTCCTGCTCCATTATCTTCACTAACTTTTCTACCAACATTAAGTTGTGCTTGCATATCTGAACTAGTAACTTCAGTAATTCCAACTTTTAATTTTCTTGGTAAAGTTTTAATTGTATTTGGAAGCAATCTTGGTATTACATTATTTCTCTTTCCAAGTGATGGATTATAGAAATAAGCATTACCTGCATTTGAAGTAAACTCTGCCTTATAAAGTTTAAACTTCATATCTTCAAACTGACTTGGAGACCAAATAGTACCATTTTGAGACTTAAATAAACTTCCTCCCAAGTACTGACGTGTAACCATAACACTCTCAGCATCTGGTAAGGTTGTTGTATTAACTGTTCTTTCACCCATCTTAGCAATCCAAGATTCATAAAGATCAGAAGTTGGTGCAAGAAGTACCAACGCATACTCAGTATCTGGCTCTAACCAAATTGGAGATGGGAATTTAACATTAGTTGCAACTGTTCCATCTGTAGATGTATTAATCTGAGATGGTTCAAGTGTAACTGCTGCAAATTCTTGAACTAATGTAGCTGTTGGTGTTCCCAATTCTACTGTTCTAAGTTCTACTCTTAATTTCTGTGAGGCATCTTTATTCGCCATGAATATGTCAACAGAAGTCAAGAAACATCCAGAATTAACATCGGTAGTAAATGATTGTGCAAGAGGGTCACATCTACGTGGTGGTGGGGGTGGTGGAACAACTCTAACTAAGGTTTGACTGTAAATATCAACTATTCCACTTGTACGGTAAGTAGTTTCACCACTACTAATTAAAAGACTTCCTGGTAATGGTTCAGCATTTGATTCACTTGATGTTAATTTAAATGATCTAGTACCAGTTCTAAATCTTAAGCTTGGGGGTGGAGTTGCTAATGGATTTCTAAACCAGAATGCTCCAAATAAATCACCAAATGTATCTGCAACTAATTTAACATCAGAAATAGTTGCTTGGGCACCACTTGTTGCACCAATTAATACTGTACCTTTTTCAACATATCCAAAATATTTACCTTGTGCCTCTTCTACTAATGATGCAACATCTACGTTCACAACTGTAGAAGATGCTGCATATGAAGTAGATAAATCAATTGATGTATTATATGGATTGGCATTAAATGTTGTTGTTGGATCTAATGCTGGACCAGTTTTATGATTTGGTTGACATGTTCTAAATGATGCAACAAGTGTTGATCCATTATATGCCTCTATAGTTTCTCCATTACTGAAAATACCAGTATCCATAGAAACTTCCAGTAACTTAGGTACAATATCAATACCACTGGTTCCATCGAAGAATGGGTAGAATTTAGCAACAGGTCTTAATGCATTTGCACTAAATGCAACGTTTCTGGAGCGAATGTGAGTATCTGGTTCACTACCAATTTGAACTGTATCAATGTATTCTCCAACAAATCCACCTCTTTCGCCAGTTACTGTTCTTTCACCACCGTCAACATAAACATTTCTAACCCAAGTATCAGTTGATGGATTTAATTCTATAAATCCAATATATTCAACCATATTAAATGGGTTTACATTCTCAACTCTAGATGCTAATGGTTGTTCAATCCAACCTTTTTCATCATATTTAAGTGTTATTAAATCTCCAGTTTTTTGTAAATTAGAATCTAAAAGATTAAGATTTGATGAGAAATCTGCAGTCTCAGTATTAATATCAGGAGATAGTGCTAATTCAGGTTTAACTGTAAAGAAATCTAGAGGAACACGTAATTCCTTATCATCAGTCTTAATATCAACCTTACAGTCATCATTACCAACATCTACAAATGCATTACTCTTAAAGTCATCTACAAAGAAACCAGTCTTAAATCTAGAAAGACCATCTGCATCTTGTACTTGTAAAGTTTTAGTATCAAGCTCTAAAAGACTTAAAGATGTAGTTATTTCTAAATTCTCAACCCTATCTTCAATCTTACCAATATCTCTCATGGTATATCTTCTATTATCCACTAAAACTACTCTAGCATCGTCTGGATCATAGAGATATGCAGGTAATATGATATTTGCAACATGCATTGAATTATCAATGGTTGCTGGAACTCCTGGTTCCAATGAACCAACTCCTTGAATTATTTCAAACTGACCTCTCTTATCACGAGCAACACCATCTTCATCTAATCCTGGTGTAAGAACTAGTTTATCGATTCTTGGTAGATAGTAACTCATTCCAAGAACAGCACCTTCACCTGGAGCAACTACTAATGTTGGATTAACACCAGCAGTACCAAATAGTCTACTTTGCCATGCAAAAGGACTAGAAGTTGCAGTTGATCCCCAATTTTGAACTCTTGGCCTAAAATCAATAGTATCAGATGCTCTTAATCCATCTTTTAAATGAGGTATATCTTGACCAAATCTTTCATCATCATATGATCCAACAGTATAAACATCTCCAGAATCTCCACCTGGAACTTGATATTGGTTATAGACTATCAATAATTGGCTAGTAGGAGGGGCAAATGTACTTCTTCTAACTATTCTAGAATAATCATAATACTGCTCTCTTTGACCTTTATCTAAAGTAAACTTATCAGTAATATTTAAATAACTACCTAATGTTGTATTGATTAAATTAGCAATAATATTAGATTCTTGGAATGTAACAGTTTCCCCAATAATAAATTTCTTATCATTCAAATAACCAATTTCTATTTGTGTTGCAGAATCTCTTGATGTTATTTGAGCAACAGCACCACTTGTAGATCCAACAACTCTTTCACCAAGAATAGAATTAGTATTTAATCCTAATCCACTAACAAAAATTAACTTATCTAGAATAGGTACATTACTATCTAAAGACTCATATATACCAACAATATTTGCAACATCTGGAACATTTAATGATATTTCTTTATCTTGAACTCTAAGACCATAAAATTTATTTTCAGTTAATCCATTTGAAACTGTAGATACGCCAACTATTGTCTTATTTACAGACATTCTTTCACTTCTTACATAAACTTTCTGCTTACTTTGAATGGCATCTTTTCTTATTGTGGTATTAACTACAATATTACTTTGACTTGCAGTACATCCCTTAATAGTTGCTGTTAAACCACCATCAGTTAATGTGAATTGGTCTGATGTTAGATCTTCAATAGTACCATTAGAATAATGTATAGAATATCTTTCCGCATCAAATGCACTATAGAATGCACTTGATATTCCACTAGAAGCTATATTAAATGACAATTCTCCAGCACCACTAGTGGTTTCACCAGTTAATGCCTTTGTTACTAATAATGTAGAACCTGTAAGATTTACCTCAGAAACATTATTAAAACCTAATGGTGCATAGAGTCCAGAATTCTCATTGTTGAGAATTGTAGGAGTTTGAATTCTAAGTCCAGTTGGAGATACTCCGCCACCTGTAGGCAATCCACCATCAGTAACACCTGTGATGGTACTAACTCCAGCAACAGTCATTGAGAGACCATCTGCTTCAACAGAAACCACTCTGTTAAATGTTTCCAAACCATTATGAGCAGCATCTTGTATTGTATATGAAATAATAGAATCACTTCTAATACCTAAGAAATTTCTACCTGGTGATGTAACTGCACCAGCTGCTGTTATGGAAATTTCATCACCAGCACCAAATCCTTTAGGAGTTTTTCCTTGTAAAACAGTATCGGCACTAAAATCTATACTATAACCACTATATGTTGATGTATCTTGATATACAGATTTAATATCTGATACTTCCCAAACTTTTACTGATACAGTACTTCTAGTAACTGATTCATCGTCATTAATTATTATTTGCTCTCCTTCAATAAAAGTACCAGAAGTTTGTGTTACATTAATAGCAGTTCCACCACCACCTGCTCCTACAGAAAATCCAGTTGCACCACTACTTACACCTCTAATATATGAAGTAGCTGGCATTTCTGTATTAGATAATGCTAAATTTACAGTTAAATATTGATAAGTTTGAATATCAAAAAGATATAAATCCCAAGATGTAGATGCATTAGTATATGCTGCATCAGTTACACCAAAAGAATAAACTCTAGCTTTTCCTATTACTGTTGATCCAGTTGGTTTAGCATTAGTAACACCATTCTTTTTCCTATAATTGATTAAATCAATTGTATTAGCATCATTATTAACACCAATAAATGGTGTTCCAAATGCATTATTAACTCTTAATAAATTACCTAAAGTAAAGGAAACATTAGCTCTATCAATAGTTTCCTTATCTCTTGGTTTTGCAACATCTAGTATACTTGTACCATTTCTATTAACTTCCCATCCCTGAACAAATGCTTTACCTGGTGAAACTTTATAACATAAAAGATCATCACTAGGAGTATTACCTTGATCTGTTTTTCTATCTGATGAGAAAGCACCCTCATTAGATATACCATCATTTAATGATTCTGTTGGTTGAATAGTAAATGGTTCTACTGTATAATGACCAGATTCTTTAAATGTTCTTCTGGCAAATTCTTTACCAAGATATGAATATACCGATTGATTCTGTAATTTTTTAATTACTCCTTCATCTATTTTTACTAATTCAATAAATGTTTTATCATCATAATCATTTAATGATTTTTTAATTAAAGTTGTTGATATTTTTAATCTGTCTGCACCTGGTGCTGCATAGTTAGTAAATCCTCTAGCATTATCAAATAATGATGCATCATCTTTAGCACTAATTAACTCTTCTTGAATGTTTAATCCTATTCTATAAGATGGTAAATTCTCATAAGGATCTAAAACAAGAACATCAGCAGCTACATCTACAAAAGTTCCTCTAATAAAATATACACCTTCTCCAATACTTACAGCACTACCAATAGCACATGCATTATCAGCAACCAAAGTAACTACAGTATCTCCAATATTAATAGGGGTATTTCCATATACAAATGCATTCTGAGTTATAAGAACTTCACCATCATCAAGAGTTCTTATAGTATTATCTGGACCAGCATCCAAATAACTAACATAAAGTGTTAAATCTGTAATATCTGTTCCAGATGCAGGTAATGCATATCCATTTACAGAAACAATAATACCTGATGTTTGACCTTTTAATCTTACTCCTTTTAATTGCTCTGCATATAATGCTACTGGTATACCTAAATGATCTGTTTCTATCTTTACTGAATGATAATCTGTATCAACATTAATATTACCAGGAACCACCATTGATCCCTCTTTAAATACATGACTACCAAAAGATTCAACCTGATTCTGCAGCATAGACTGCAGGGTAGTTAATTCTCTAGCCTGTACTGGTTGACCTGGCTTAAATAATACCTTGTAAAAATTATTTGCCTTATCGAAATCATCGTAATAAGGACTTACATTTAAATTAGTCTTTTGTGGCATTTTTCTTTAGAATTCCAGGATGATCTTAACGTCTTCTTTTTGTCGAGTATTTCGAGCAATCGAGGCTCTATTATCTAAGTAGATAATTTCCCCTGATCCTTTATTTATCTCAGGACTAGCAAGTCCATTTGCAAAATTAACACCCAAACTAATAACTTTATTGTTTACGGTTGTAATACCTACATTAAAGTTAGTATCTATAGCACCATTTCCACTAGGGAAATTTACTTGAGATGCTGAAGATTCAAAAGGTATTACCTTACCAGACGTAGATACTCCAACATAATCAGTTTGATCATGAGAAGTAGAGTTATAATAAAGATTTCTATCTTGATAGTATTTAACGACTAAAGTTTCCGAATCATATGATGCAACATACCCTTTAGCAATTCCACCCGCTTGTACTTGTGTAATTAAATTTCCAGCAACAGGAGCAGTTCCAGTAATACTTGAGAATTTAATGGAATTTAATGAAGAGAATTGATTATCTATAAAAGTTGTAGCTGATCCAGCAACTGTTGGATTTTTTACTATACCAATTTGTGAGAACTTAGTGTCTATTGGAAAATCCTTATCTTTATCATCAAATCTAGCATAGATTAAAATCTTATCAGTACCTAATTCTTTGTAAATATCATATCCATGTCCTTTTGTTGGAGGAATAATAGGAATTAGTTTTGCTGATACTGAAGCGGTAGAATTAATCCTACCTAAATCAACAAATCCCCAAGTATAACCTTTACCACCAGAAGATACTATAGCTTTAGTTATTTTTCCACTAACAACATCAAGAACGACTTTACCACCAGTACCATCACCAACAATATCAAATTCTTGACCCAATCCACCAGAATACCCAGATCCTTGATTATCAATATAAATTTTCTTAATTTGATTGTTATTTACCGATGAATCGGCATTATCACGAACTGATTGTATCTGAGACTCAGTACTAGTTGCCCATTGATTTGGAACAGTTATATACTCCGTAGAATCAAATTTTATAATATCACTTGGAGAAACGGTAAACAAATACTTCCAAAGATATCCATCTCCACTACTACCTGCAGCAGATGGTTCTAAATCAGTAAATAATGGTTCATCTTGAGATGCATTACCAGTAGTAGTGATTCCAGAGGATCCATTATCAATACAAACATATACATTGTAATTTTTATTCATTACATAGTAGTTTGCATCATAAAGTCTAGTTGCTTGTGTTATTGGAGCAGGATTTGTTCCACTATAATCATGACGATACATTTCATATCGTGTTCCTTGAATCCAATTAGTTCTTCTAATTAATCTACGGATATTAGCAGCACCTACCTTTTTACCAAACATCATAGTATCAGCAGTATGATTTACTATATCAATACTGTCTGTTGGGTTTGGTATATTATCATCCCAATTATTTGTTCTACCAAATCCAACCGTAGATGGATTTGTCAATCCTAGAAATACATAATAAGAATTTGCAGGACTTTCTACAGTCTCTACAAAGTTATTTGCATTTAAAATCCTAAATTGATCTGTTACAATGGCAGCCATATTACTAGCTTTTTCCTATATTTATACTAAGTTAAAGACTCTTTCTCAGAGGACCGTTATTTCGGAGTCCAAATCCTCTTCTTTGGATTGTTGGATATGTTGATAATCCAGATTGTCCATTAGTAAATCCAGTAACTCCCAACCCAATTGGTGGAACTCCTGTTCTAGTAAATCCTGAAAGTTTACCCCATGAGAATTTACCAACTGGACGTGTACCCTGAGTAGATAATCCAACTACAGGAGAATCAGAATGTACATTACAAGTAATAACACCAGCATTAGTATCAAATTCAGATACTAAGTAGACATTATTTAAGAATGTAGTTCCAGTACTAACCACATCATCATCATTGGTATATATGGAAGTTACTCCTGTACCAATAGTTGTATCACAAATATAAATTGGTTGATTATCTGTCAATGCATAAGCACCACCAACAAAGAATCTAACTGCTAAAGTTGTACCAATACCAACAGAAGTACTAATTCCAGTAATAATACCAGTAGCTCCATTGAAAGTGTCAATATTAGTAACAATTTCTGTTGAGAATGTAGGTGCTTGTGCAATTACTTGTGGTGGATGTGCTTGAGAATATCCAAAACCAGGATTGACTATAGATGATCCTGTAACAACACCGTTTGTTAATGAAAGTGTAGCAGTAGCAGTTGATCCAATACCTGTTACAGTATTTGTACCATCAGGGACAAATGTGGTTGTCATACCAACTGAGAATGGATTAGAAATTTTAACAGTTACTGATCCAGTATATCCACTACCTCCACCAGTAATATCTAATGAAGAAATTGTTCCAGTAGAAGAAACTATTGCAGTAAGACCAGCAGCAACTGGATTTGAACCATCAACAATTATTCCACCAGCACTATCAACACTTATATTAGCTATTGATCCTCCATTTCTTAATGTATTCTTTTCATATTGGAAGGATTTTGTTGCATCATCATCAATCCATACAAAGTCATCAGTTGATTTAAGATCACCAATAATTCTTGCTGTTGGATAAACCTGCCCTTCAATAGAATCTCTTGCTTTAGAAACTAAATCACCATTAATTGTTCTATCTGTTTTCTGCTTAATCCAAGATAATGGCTTGTAATTAACATCATCTACACCTTGCTTAGAATATAAATTAGTTTCTATAGTATCAGATGATTGAATATCATATACAGTTCTAATATCCTGATTTACAGTAGTACTAATACCATTATGCTTGAATATTTGAACACTATCACCCATCTTTAACGTAGGTACTACATCTGTTACTTGAATACTATCAGCATCCTCTGTACCTTTGTAGAAGAATACTGCAATATTATCATCAGCATCTGGTGCTTCAGTGAATATAAATGAAGTTCCACCCTCAAAAGTAAATGCCTCACCAGGTATTTGTAAAATACCATTTACGTAAATCATTAATAATGATTTTGGATCTATTAATGATGATTCAGGATCTAATTCATCAATCTCAAAACTCAATAATTGACCATTATAATAAAGTGGGAATCTTGTTCTGCGTCCATTTTGAAGGTTTTTAATAGTATCAATATAATCAAATTCACCAAAATTCCACGAAGCATATGAATCATTAAAGATTTCAAGTATTTCAAGTTCAAAATCATCCCTAATATGTGTAAGTGATCTATCAGTTACAACTCCAACAGGTCTTATAACATCACCAACTTCAAATGAATATCCAGGATTTGTAATTCTAAATGTCTTAACATCAGATAGAGAAAGAGAACTAACAGTTCTTGTTGATGGTAATTGTGCAGCATTATGAGTAAGAACTACATCAGTTACGATTCCGACTAAAGTTGTGATTGCAGATTGAACATTTGCACAATTGCCTGGATCGTATGTAATAGTATCATCAAATACTTGGGTTCTAGTTGTAAGTGCAGTATCAGAGACACCCACATTTACAGTAAATGTATTTCCAGCAGTTGCTGCAATAGCAATATTTGTATTGTGTATAGGATCAGTTGTTCTTGGATAATCATGATTAGTTGCATTATTATCTCTATCACATGTAAATCTTAATGAATTTGTAGTAATTCTGACAAGATTAGATGCCTTTTGGATAGAACCTGTAGAAGAAGATTTAAATGTATGAGCATACTGATTATTTGCTGCAGGTAAACCAACATCAATAGTAAATGTATTGACTGTGGTTGATGCAATAGAAACCCAAGTATCATACTTAGGATCTGATCTTCTAGGATAAGTATGCTCTGTTGCATGATTATCTCTAGCACAAGTAAATGTCAAAGAATTTGGAACAATTTTAACCAAATCTCCTGTATGGAATCCATGTCCATTAAGTGTTAATTTTAAATTACCAGTTGTATGGAAATATTGAGCAGTACTTGGAGTATGTGTAGATGGAGCATGAACTGGATATATGTTATTTGGAACTGTTAATACCAAATCACCAGTTTCTGCATCATAAGTTGCTGTTGTAGGTGTAGTTGCACCAATTGCAACTCCTCCATCATTTCTTATAGAAATACCACCTGCTATAGGAGCACTAACGAAAGTATGATTATATTGTGCTCCAACTTGTGCAGAAACATCTACATTTCTAATGGCTCTATTTGCCATATCAACAGCTTCTCTAAATGCATAGATTACTTGTTGTTCTTCTCCAGTAACAGGTGCTGGAGTCGAATAAACACCATTTACAAATAGATTTGCAGCATCATATGTCTTATCATTACCACCATATCTTAAGTTGTAGGCAACTGCCTCAAGAACATCTACAACATCATCAATACAATCTTGCTCAGTAAATCCAGATGGATAGTTATAGGAAGTAAACTTATCCTTCATTCTTCTTGCAGCAAGATCACCAATAAAGAGTTTGTTCTTTTCTATCAAATCTGCTGCATCAGCAAACTTATTATCAGATCCAATTCCAATAGATGGTCCCATTCCAAGTGTAACAGATAATCCAATACCTGTAAGAGTTGTATTTCCCAATCCACGTCTAAAGACACCCTCTACAGGAAGACTTTCATAAGCTGGTTGAGGTACAATTGGTTTTGGTTTTGTATATCCACTACCAGCATTATTAATAACAAATCCTGTTATTGTTCCACCAGCACCAATATTTGCTGTAATTTGTGCAGCAGTTCCAGTATGGCCACCTGCCTTACCTACATTAACAGAGATTGTATTTGCATCTACTACAGTAATTGCTAAGTTTGCATTACCACCAGCTGGATCAGTTGATCTTGGATAATCATGTCTAGTAAGATGTCCATCTTTAGAACATGTAAATGTTAGTGAATTCTCTACTAATTGTACATTACCACTACTTCTTCCGTGACTAGGAATAGTTAAAGTTAATACACCAGTCTCAGATACGTATGTTGCATTTGTGGGTGTAAATGGACCTCCTGTACCTGTTACAGCACCAGGAGCAGCACTAATAAAGGTATGTGCATATGCAGGATCAGTTATTCCAATTGCAATAGTTGATGTATTATATCCAGATCCATAAGACCAATTAAATGAATTAAGAGCACCAGTTGTTGCAATACCAACAGTACTAATACCACCCGAACCATTAACCTGTACGGTTACAGCAGCACCAACAAGAGGAGCAATACCCAATCCACCTGTAGATCCAACAGAAACAACTACACCACCTCTAGGTAGATTGTTTTGGTTTACATCAGAAGTGCTTATAACTTGAGATCCACTTACAGCAGAACTAACTCCAGTAAAGGTAATGCTTGATATTCCAGAATTCTCAATGAAAGAATAATTATTATCTGGGTTATTATCTGTAGATGGTTTCTGGAATATACCATTTATAAGTGTAATAGTACTTCCAGTCTCAATACCGACAGTATTACCTCCACCAACACTTACTCTATAAGTCTGTCCTATTCCAGTAAATGCCTCAGATATATCATCAAAAATAACGTTTTTACTATAATTATTTCTCAAATATACCATTCCACCAAAATCAGATCTTACAATATCAAGATTGGAATTATCCTTATTAATATTGCTACTACCTTTTGGTGAAGATGCAAAGTATACAGTACTTCCAACAATATTAAAATCTCCATTGTATAATCTAACTGCAGCATTATGATTGTGTGTTGTAGGAGAAGTTCCAACAAATCCTCTCTCTACTTCTATCAAATTTGCAGATCCTGTATTAGTAATAGGACCAAGAGCAGTAGTTCCTAAACCAACAGAATTGACTTGCATATATTCATCACCAATTTTAATAACATCTTCAGTTGTTATTGTTGCAATACCAGCAACTTCAAATATTGTTCTAGATGTTGATATTGATGCACCATTATTTGTTAAAGTAGTAGTTACTGGTGTATATGCTAATGGTGCTTGAACAACATTATCAATACTCATTAAAGCTTTTTCAGATTTCTTACTCATTTCCAATTCATGAGCATTACCACCACCAACACTTGGGAAAGTGACACCAGTTCCAGAATTAGCATTTGATTCTGTTAATGCAAGTTTAAAGGTGTCTTTAGTTAATCTAATTGCATATACTTCAGTAGGTAAATTAGTCTGAGATGCATGTTGCAAATGAGTACCAGCAATACCTATAAATGTTGAATTTGGTGTGTATACTAATTCTTCACCAGTAGCAAAGAAATGATCATTAATAGTAAATATTCCAGTTACTGGATCTAATACATTAGTGTCTGCTGGATTAAATATCTTTTCAAAAATTGGAACTCTATTATGCTTTAATGGGAAATCTTTCTTATTAATTCTATCTCCATTGAATGCATTAAATCTAAACAAAGATAATCCTTCACGAACAGTTCCATATGTAAGTTCTGGAGCAGCATTTAAATCATCATTTAGGGTATAAACTACTTCACTAAAACGTTGAATTTCTAAAGGTTGTCCATTTACTTCAGAATCTGGTTTAAAATATAATTTAATCTTACCAGAAGCATAATCTGAAGTGAAATGTCCCAATCCACCAGTACTTCCTATTGATAAAATTGGATAACTTGTTGTATGTACAGTATCTTTATTATGTACTGTTAAAAATTGATGAACTGCACTAGTATTTCCAGAGGATACTCTTACAATATTTTTAACCGTAGAACAAACATCAGAACTAATTCCAGTATTGATTGAATAATTAGTACTTGGATTTGCAGCTGCAATATTGTGATATTCAGCATCGTATCTTAAAGATCTTTCAGATCCATCTGATTGTCCAGACTGCTTGAATCTATAAGTTCCAATACCAGCAGAAGTTACACCAAATCCAACAATTTTAGATCTTACAAGTAATTCACTACCAGAAGTAGGGTTCTCATACTGTAATGACAAAACATTTGAAGCTAATTTAGAGGTTATTATTCCTATAGAAGGACTAGCATATCCAATATATTCTGATGTATCTGTATAATACTCAGCAATATATGAATTTGTACCATCATGAGTTACTACAACTTCAACTAAATTCTTTTCATTTGTACTCTTATTAATAACTTCAATAGAAGCAAAGTAAGATTCAACAGCAGTTGTAGCTCTTGAAATTAATTCTGCAGTTGATCCAATACCAACAGTAGCATTTACACCAGTAAGATCAACATATCCAATAGACTGTGTACCAATACCAGGTAAATCATTATTAAATGAATTCTTAACAACCTTTAAATCAAGGTCATCATTGTATATGTCTGTAGGTGTAAATCTTATAGTTCTATTATCAACATTATTAATTGTTGATAAAATACCTAATTTCTCTGAAGAATTTGTTACAGATCCTTTTTCAAGAACAAATGTATTTTCACTATCACCAAATGTAATAAACTCAGTAGATTCAATATCATTAGTGGATGGATTAATAACCTGTACCAAAAATCTTGAATATCCTTCTTCTATTGAAAAATCTACATATGGATATTGTGTACCTGCCTCTGAGAACAAAGGACTAATATCATCTATAGTTAATACTCTATTTGTTTTACATAACACATAATTTGCTAATTTTTTACTCTTAAATTCTACAAATTTAGATCTAGTTCCTAAAATATCAACATCTTTCGTCATATCGAAAGAATTTATAGTATCAACTCTATTTTCTAGAATAAAGTCACTAACTATTGTTGTTGCATTAGTATTTGCAGTAGAACCAACTCCCACTGAAGATGAAATACCAACATCAGCAAAATTCTTAAGACCACTTGTATGAAGAAGCCTATTTACTGGGTTTACTAATTCTTCGTATGTTATTGGACTTTTAACTGTATATGATAGGTTTTGATAATAATTATTATCAGGTACTACTTGGAAATCTTCATTTAATTTACCAACATCATTACTCCATCCATAATCTTTTCTTAGTGAGTAATCAACTTCAAATCTAGCAACATTTTCAACTATTTCATTAACTGTTGCGATAGATCCACTAAGAGCACCTAATATCCTTTCACCAACTTCTAATTTATAAGATCCTTTAATTTTAATTGTGTTAGTAATACTTTCTGTTACTTTTAAATCAACTCTTGTATATTGACTATTTGTAAGAACTAAGAGATCTTCACCAAGAAGGAATTTAGTTGGTACTTGGGATGATTTAAATCTAGGATAAGAATTATAATTAACAATAGATCCAAATCCATTTTGTGCTGTTTGAGCAAGTCCGACAATAGATGTACTAATACCAGTTGCTATTCCCGTCATGTTCCATTCTACCTTATCAGCAGCACCAGAACTATCATATCCACTTACAGTAAAGAATTTATACCCATAATCTTCAGAATTAAATCCACTTCCTTGAACATATGACTGCAAACCTTCAACAAATATCTTATCTCCCGTATTAAAAGGTTGAACACCAAAACCAGTAATAGGTGTAACTAATGTACAAGTTGTAAGACCTGTAGTACCATCATAGTCTAAAGATTTAACAGAAACACCATTAGTATTATTAATAGCAACTATTCTCTGTTCTATAGGAGTCAATCCTTTAGGTTCTTCAATAATATCAACAGAATTGAGTGTAACTCCGTTCATTACTGCTTCTAATATTCCAGTAGAAGCTTGTTTTCCTGTAGTTGGATCTACAATAATTAAATCAGGTTCATTAGTATATCCAGTTCCACCAAAAGTAACATCAATTGCCTTAATAGTGTATGAATTTATTAAAGAAACTTTAGGAGGAACAAATGCTTCTGGTCTAAGAGTTTTATCTGAAGAATATTCAAAACCTGGATCAATAATCCTAACATTACCAATTCTATTAATATTCTTAGATACTGGTAAAATCTCTGCGTTTATTCCTTGTGTAGATCCAATACTTACAAAGTGTGGTAATTGATTATATCCAAATCCACCAAAATTCAACTTAAGACTATCAACACCACCAATATCTGTTGGTGAAGTCGTTGTATACTTTAAATTCTCAGTATCTGTTTGTGTGTATGAAAGTACTTCTGGGACTTCTGGCAATGAGACACTAAACGTAGTTGATCCAACTCCGAATATTGAATATTTTCCAGTATAAGTACTATCAACATAATTAATTTCAGAATTATTAGTTACTTCAGTATCTGCAGTACTAATAAACCCAGATTTCTCTAATGTATAGTATACACGAGATGGGTTAGTGGAAGAATAATTGAAATTAGATGACGTTCCAACTCCAACTACACTAAAACTATCTGTACTTCCTGTAGAAACAAATTCATTATTAAAATCTGCATCATGGAAGAACTTTACATTATATCCATTAAGAGAACTATCTGATGTATCAAATGTTAAATCATTATTATTAATTACTGGTATTGGTGGATTAATTAAAGCCAATTCTTGAGAAGATCCACCAGTACTACTAAAGTTTATTACTGTTGGTGGGAAACTAACCACATCATAATTAGTTTCTCCCAATTGAATATTATCATCATCTACTCTATAAACAAAATATGCAGTATCTTTTGATAAATTTCCTATAGCAGTATTTGCACTATAAAAAACTTTATCTCCTGTTTTAAATCCATGTGCAGCAAGTGTAATTTGATTAGTTGTTGAACTAACATTAGATGCAGCAAATAATACTGGATTTACTAATAAAGTCTCATTCTTATACTTCAATTTAACAGATATTGAAGTACCAATTCCAACAGATTGATCAGAATTTGCAGTGATATGTACAATATCACCATAAGACATACTATGTGGAGTAGTAAGAGTTACTTTTGCATCAATCTTCTGTACTTTTGCTGTTACTTGAGTATAATCAGATTTTATAGAATATTCAAACTCATTAGAACCTTTAGTATGGAAAAATAGACCGTCTGTAGATGTTGTTAATCCAACTTCAGTAGTAACTCCAATATAATCTTTAGATTTTTTAATAACATAAAGAATCTGATCTGAACCAGACATTGGAATACCAAATGCAGTAGCACCAGTATTTGATACTTGTAAAGCCGAAGTACCTTTTGTAAGTATTACTTTTTGATTGGTTTTAAATGGATGATTTGGTAAGTATATGGATTGTGTAGGTGTAGATGCAGTAAATTGCACTTCACCAATAGTATATGGACTTGTCGATCCAATACCAGCTATTGTACCAACACCAAGTGCTTGTGAAGGATTGAAATAAACAATATCATCTACTTTAGATTCAAAATATGGAGATTCTACTGGTAATGTGAAATAACTTGGGATTAAATCAACTAAAGTTGAAGCTGTGTGTGCAGAACCTACAACGCCCCTCTTGACCCTTATTACCTTATTATCATCAAATGTATTAAGTACTAGTAACTTCTCTGTTCCAATGCCTATACTACTACCTACAGAGACATTATCTGGTATATGAGATACATATATGTCAGTTATAATTCCTGCAGTTGCATTTGCAACAATATCTTTTGTTATTACAGTTCTATCTGTAACTATACCAATTGAATGAGTGTCAGTTAATGATTTTATAAAAGTTGATACTCCAGAAATCGTTAAATTATCAGTTTCATTAAATGCATGAGATGTTGAAATATATCCAGATATTTGATTAGGACTATCCCATACCATTACTACATCTTGATAAGTATCAATATTTGTTTGAATATTAAGAATTGATTTACCAGTTATAGTACTAACAGTAGCATTTAATCCACCACCAATTCCACTATTAGTGGTAAATTTAGCAACTTCACCAACTTTATATCCAGTTCCACCTTCAACAATATCAAATGAATCTACAGATCCTTTCTTAACAGATTCTACTAAAGAGATTTGTTCTATTGCTTCATTAGATTCAATTAGATAATCATTATCTGCATATTTGTCTGATACTTTATATGGAAGGGTGTTTCTTATTAAAGATGATGACCCAAAATCAAAATTATTCTGATTTATTAAGAAATTATCACTAACTGGTTCAGATCTATAAGTATCTCCTATGAAATAAGGAAATTCTGGCAAAGTACTAATACTATTAATACCTGCAACATATACATAAGCACCCTGTGGATATTCAGGAGTTTTAGTGAAAATACCATTATTTTCATCCAAATCACCAGAATTATCAAAAGTATAATCCTCTACAAAGAATCCAGGATTAAATCCAATTGGCCTATCACTAACAATTCCACTAGTATTAGTATAACCACTTCTTAAAATTCTTATCGGTGAGTTTCTATCAGATGGATCTGTATGTCCATATGGACCATAAATTGGATTACCGTCATATGCCCATCCAATAATTGGTGAATGATCTGCTCCAGTATCACCAAATTCTACAGAACCAATAGAAGTTGAATATCCAATATATGAATATCCAATTCCCTTATCCGAATCTAATAAACCAGATATATTTCCATCAAAGTTATTAATAGTTAATTTCCTAACATGAGAATCTAAAATAGCATTAGATCCTGCTGCAATAACTTTTATAGATGTATTATTTTGAGTGTAATTAATACCAGGATTAATTATAGTAACATCAGTAATCTTACCATTAGTAATATCTGCTCTTAATTTAGCACCAATACCATCACCAACAACTTCTAATGTAGGAGCAGAACTATATTCTCTTCCACCAAATTGTATATCAATTGCAGTTATAGACCCACTAGTTGTCCCAATACCTATTGCATTATTAGTAATAATTGGTTTTAATGAGGCATCTTTTCCATTTTTAATTGTTATTATTGGTTTTCTTTCAAGATTTAATACAGTACTACCATATCCAGTTCCACCATCATAAACATAAGTATCAATAATAGATCCACGAACAACAGGAACAGCCGTTATTATACCAACTTCACCAGAATACTCAATATCTAAATTAAGTTCTACAGGTGGATATTCAAAATTTTGTAATCCAACCCCATTAGATCCAAATTTAATATAATTTTTTCTTACATAATTTGATGTTATTGTTCCAGCAATTCCAGCATCAGCAAGTTGGAAAGCATGATCATCAACCTTAATAACCTGATATTGATTACTTGTTGTTGTAATTCCAGTTTTTGCTGTTAATCCAGAAATTACCGTACCAGCAGTAGAATATAATATCTTATCACCATCATTAAATCCATGATTTTCAAAATTAACTGTTGATGTAACTGTAGAAATACCTGTTTCACCAACAATTAATTTTCTATTTGTGTATCCTTTACCTGGATTGATTACTTTAAGTGCATATAATGTATCTTTACTTTCATAAATTCTAAATTTTTGAGTACCAGTATTTGTAAATGATGTAAATCCAACAGTATTAATACCTGCATTATAGTCAGATTCAGTTGGATATAATTTAATTGTAGAAGAATTAACTATTTTTGGCCAATATTTGTTTCCTGATTGTAAAAATTTATTCTGATTTGCATTATTACTTACTTCACCAATACTAAGAGCACTATTTCCATTACTATTATAAATCAATACTTGTCCATTAGATAAGTTATGCTGACCTATAAAGGTTATTGTATCATCTGTAAGATCAACACCACCACCTCGATTACTCAAACGAGCATCAAAAAATACATCTCTGAATCTTTTAGTTAATACTGGTTCTAATACAGCACCATCACCATTACCACCCGAAATATTAGCAGATAATACACGTTCAATATCATAATCTTGAGGATCTATTAGAATATCTTCAACACTACCACTAATTACTGGTTGAATTTTAGCCGTATTTCCTATACCACCTGTACTGATTGTATCTGCAGCAGATACAACAATATCTGGAAGATTAATTACATCATACCCAGTTCCACCATTTAAAACATCTATATGTGTTATTGGACCATAAAATATATTATCATCAGTTTTATAATTGGCAATTTGAACGCCATTAACTAGCATTCCTGTTGCCCCAGATTCAGTTTTAGTGGATTTTCCAGACTTAATATTAGTTTCTATTGGAAATTTCTTTAATAATCCTTGAGCACTAATTTTTCTATTTTGTTGTTTATTAAGTGTAAATGTATGATTACCAGTAGATGATAATAATTGTATATTTTTTTCTCTACCATCAGCATCTGGTATTATAAAAGATCTAGATGGATATATCTTAATTTGGTTAGGTTGTGATAATATTTTAACATAATAGGTTCCTTCTTCCAATCCATCTATAGAATCTGAATCTGGAGAATAATATACAGCGTCTCCTGTAATAAATGGAACAGGTGCAGGGAAAGATAAAATATTATATCTTAATGTAGTAGTATCTTGATCTTGTAAATATCCAGCCACAACCATATCAGTTGAGGTTGGTATAGTTGTTGATGCAAGAGATACATTTATATCATATGATGGTAATGAATTGGATGCTACGTAAATATTTTTATCATCATCATTATATACATTAGTAATATCTGATGTAAGAATATTTTGACCATAATCAATTTCTATACCAGAACTTGTTGCCTTATTAATTTGTCTTCTAACATCATATTCACTGTTTACTGTCTCTGGTAAAGGAGATATTCCTGGAAGAAGTGTAAAATTATCAATTCTTATAGTTTTATTGGTTGGAACATTACCAATTTTACCTGTTGCAACAACATTTTGCTCCCCACGACGCACAATATCAACATTATCACCTACTTTTAAGCTGGATTTATCTATTTCAGAGTATAAAGTGTATATTGAACCAGACCATTCCTTAATTTGATATCTTGAAGCAGTGTTATAAATCCATGAATTAGCAAGAATTTGCTTTTTAGTTGCATTTATTTCTGGATTTAATATACTCTCACCAAGGTTTTTAACAACAATTTCCTCACCTTCATTTGTTAATTTAATATCAGAAACAGGAACAAATTTTGATATAACTCCCGTTATACGTACCTCAGTCTTTTTAGTCAGATCTCCGTTCTCATATCCAAAATATACTTCATCAGCCCTCAAATCTGAAGTTGTAGTAATTGCAGATCCTACATTAGTACATCCTAAGAATTGATTAATTGTCTTATCTGTGTAAGAAATTGCAGTATTAAGACCAGATATAACAGTTCCTGTTACCCCAAATCCTATTGTAGAGTCTACAGTAATAACAGATGACCCTATAGAAACTGGTCCAATAACCTTTGTCTTACCTGGAATGGTAAATGTACCTTGAATTAGATCTTGATCGTTATATCCAACAAATAAACCTATCTTATAATAAGATTTTGCACCTCTAGTAACAATTTCAACTTCTGATACTGATGCTTGTGTACCAGAATCAGTGGATTTTCTAAGTGTTTGACCAACTAGATTATTAGGGTTGCCTGAAATTTGCTCTGCAAGTACGAGTTCTCGTCTAATAAACTGAGCAGATGATGGTTTAATTAAAAATTGCTCCAAATCAACGATTTTTGGATCAATTCCGTATAAAACATTAAATAAAATCCTAAAAGATTCCTCAGTTCCTTTAGATTGGTATAAGGATCTAGCTTCTTTTATGAAATTTCCAGCATCAAGGCCAGTAACAAATGGAGTATCTTCTAACCCTGGAGTTAATTGTGCCTTGATTTTCTTATAAAATTCTTTTAAGAATAATGCACTTAAATTATGAACAACTGAATTCTGAGCATGTGCAGCAGAATCAGAGTTTGTGAACACCAATTCTCCTGGATTATTTGGTGCATGATATGTGGTAATTCCACTAAATCCACGTTGACAACCAGTAAAGGTATTGGTTGTTATACCAGTATATGTAAAAATTTCACTGTCTACCTTAAATAGACCATATTCACTAGGAAATCCTTTTGTACTTTCAACATTTATTGTAGTATCTGCAGTACCAATACCTACGGAAAGAGTAGTTCCAGAATTAACTATTTTATCGGTAAAATTATCTAATTTTAAATATTCATTTAAATTATCAGTAAGATCAACAGTACCACCTTGAAATTCCTGAGAAATATAATATTGTTTTAAAAAATCAACAGCCTTAGGACTTTCAGATAATACAAACTCAGGAAGCTGATTATCAATAATCTGCTGTATTTTTACCTTCTTATCAAACCCAGTTGTGATCATCCTCTTATTAAATCTCCGTTTGTATAACTTGAAGTAACTTTATAACCAACACCCGATATTTGTTCACCAGAAGTGATGGTGTCTTTAACCATATTTATCGTACTATTAGAAATGTCAAAAACAAGGTATAAATCCTTAAGTCCAAGAACATCATTAGACTCTGGAACTGCTTGAATTTCTATAATATTATTAATTCTGCTCGTTTCTGTTATATTAATAGTTGTTAAAATAACTTCTCCTTTAAAATAATCTACAGTTCCAGCTGATTTAACAACTACTACTTTATCACCAGTTTGTAAATCTTCTCTAACAATAGCAATATCACCCATATTACTACCATCTAAATTCCCATCTAGATCTTTTTTAGGTATATCTGTTAGATAAAGAAGATTGGAGTTTCCAGCAACTTTAAAACCAGTACTCTTAATATTTAATCCTTTTGGATTAATATGGAATTTATTACCAAAACAGAGTTCATATTGGGCAAATGTATTTAAAACTGCCTTTAAATTTCTTCTAATTGTAACTCTAGTAATGTTAGAAGTAATTCCTTTATCAATACCATCAATAATATTCAATACTTTACTATATTTAAATCTACCACCAAACTTATTAATATCATTTGAATCAGCATATGTAGTCAATCCATCCATAACTCTAGTCTTAAGATCACTTGCTTTCTCAACTGCAGCAGTATTGTAGTAAACAAAACTATCAACCTCAACATAAAGTACCTTAAGATCTAATATCTTCTGATTAATACCAGCAAGTGAATATGACTTCAATTTAGTAAGGATTTGTTCCTTATCAAAATCAGATACTGTATCACCATTTTTTGGCTTAATTGTAAGTAGAACTGTACCAAATTGTGGTGGATCTAACTCCTCACCACCCACAACAGAGACTGATTCAGTATTTGGATAGATTGTTTGTATTATTGATTCATAATCTCTTGCTGTAACTGCTCTATATTGTGCAGAATACAGTCTAGGAGCGAAGTATTTAACAGAATCGATTGGTTCAATATCACCACCATTAATGGCACCTTGTACGGTTGTTATGGCAGGAGTAGAGTTTATTGTAAGTAAATTACCTAAAGAATCACTTATACTACCTGTATAAGAGAAATTAGCAGGTCCATTACCCGATTTTCCATTTGTGAGGATATAATCTACAGTAATTTCATTACCATCTTCTAATTTTTTACCAAAAATACCATCACCAAAGAGTAATTCATACTTCTCATCTTGTATCTCTTGTAACAAATATGTCTCAGATGTGTTAGTAATACCTATAATATTGTCAATTTTCTTATATTCTGGTCCAATTCCAACATCTCCTACACCTTTCACGTAAACTACGATAGTAGCAGTGTCAATAAATGGATTATCTAGTACAAATCTCTGGTCTAATGACCCATCTACTGTGAATTGATTCCTTACATATGTACCTTCATAGACTGTAATTGGATCAGTACCAGTACCAAAGGTGGCAATTCCAGTTACACTATCAACATTTGATGTAATACTTTCAGGTATAGAGAATGTATATGTAGTATCTTCTTGAGCACCAACACACACCAGACCTGCCTGTAAGGTCGCTGTAGGAGTAGCAGTGCTTACACCAACCTCAAACGCTATATTTGCTGTAGAAGCAGTCCTAGAACGTGGTACATACCCTATATTTCTTGCTAATGATACTACATTTTCACGTAATACTGCTGAATCCAAGAAGGATTCATTAACAGTCATATTAGAGTTAAATGCAGTAATGTAAGTATTATATGCCAGAGTATCAATTATAACCGACATATTCGACCCTTCATAGTCAAAATCAGTAAAATCTGAGTTTGCACGAAGATAATCTTTTATCGATTCTTTAATTTGATCAAAATCGAGGTTTGTGTACTTGGTAAAAGGCATATTATCTTGTTGCTTCTAGCATAAACGTAAATTCTTGGGTTGGAAAATCTTGTCCTACAATATTAAAAAAGACATCAACTTCAAATTCATTCGTATCTGGCCTTGGTAATACCTCAATACTTACATCATCTATTCTTGGTTCAAAGTTTTGTAGTGTAATCTCTATTTCACGCTGTATTGACGATGCAGTACCATAATCACATAGGTCAAATAACTTAGAACGAACCTCAGAACCTAAGAGAGAATTAAAGAATCTTTCGGTTGGTATTGTTTGTACCAAATTCCTTACAGCCTTCTTAATTGCATTCTCATTTTTAAGGACTAACAGGTCATTAGTCACTGGATGTCTGTCAAAAGATAGACTAATATCTTTAAATGCTCTTGATATCCGAGTAACTGCCATTGAATTAGAGTTTTTCCTGATTTATTTATGTCGGAAATATGAATTAATACTCTATTTATTAAAAAAACGCCTCTTTCGAGACGCTTTCGGGGGTTTTCTTCTATTTTCCCTGCCCTCTAGACTTCTTTCGAGCCGAGTTACGGGAGGTTGCGGCATATTTCGTGTGTTTTCCTTGCCCTTGTCGAGTCTTTTTCGGGGTCGATTCCAACTCAACGGTTCCCCATGTACCTGTTTTTGCTTTTGCCATGTTACTTTTTCTTAGTGACCTTTGCGATTGTGTCTGATGGTAATAGTGCCGTGACTACTATACCTAATAAAACTGAGAGTAATATCTTAGTAGACAGTAATTGTAGCACAAAAATTACTAATGTGCTTATACCAAAGAGTCCCCACTTTTCTTTGACATATTTAATAACCTTTTCAACGGTTAGTGATGACTTAGTAGTCATTGTTCTTCTCCTTGTTAATTTTATAAGAGATGTCGTTTGGATGTGGAGTACCTGTCTGATAAAATTCTATCGACAGATCCTCCATAAGATCGAAGTACTCCATTCTAGTCAGAGAATTGAACTTCTCTTTACCATTAATATAAACAGTGTACGTTTCGCCTGACATCTAAATCACCCTTGTCTTCTCGTGACCAACTCTAATACGTGGATCACACCAAATATCAAAGCCTGCTTCCTTAGCATCTAGGCAGAAACTCACATCTTCTCCACACATATCCTGTACTTCACCTGATTCAAAGACTTGCATCTTAGGAGCAAACCAAGGATAAGGCATACCTTCATCTTCAAATACACCTTTCTTGATTAATAACCAACCAAAACCAGTGTAGTCTACAGTGAAAGGCTTCTTACGCTTAGTAATACTTTCAGTAGTTTCATGATTCATAACACCACCAGACTTTCTGAAGTCTTCTTCCTCTAACCAGTGTGCAACAGAAGTAGTTCTTCCATCCTCTGTAACATACCAACCACCAGCAATATCTTTCTCCATAAGAACTAATTGCCAGAACTTCTCAGGACTGAATACTATATCACTATCAATCCATAACTGATAATCATAATTAAGTTTTCCATCCCAAGGTAATTGATTAGGTCCACGTAGAACGTTCGCACCAAGACACTTACATCTTGCGAAGTTCACCATAGAACTATAATCCTGTGAAATTTGTATTGAAGCACCACTTTGTACCAAATCAAAACAAAGTTGAACAAAAGATTTCAAGAAGGTATATGATACACCTCTTCCAGGTAGACAGAACACCACTGTCTTACCTTTGATCATTTCTTTTGCCTTGGCATAATCCCACTCTGGTGCTTTTGTAGTAGGAGTCTTTGCTTTAACTGTAAATCCTTTTGCCATGACGTATTGTAATTACCTTTGTATTATACATCAATCTCTTCGTAACGTCAATCTTTTTCTGTGATTATTACTTCCTTTCCGTCCACCTTAAAGTGAACCTCTGTATCTTCATACCAATTCATATCATTGACCACCCATTCAGGTATTTTAACATAAAACTCCCCTGTTATATTATCGACTTCTAGGGGCGAAAAATTTTCTGGGGAATTTTTTTGCATAAGACGGATTATTTTTGAATTTACGGTATATAGAATTTTTTTAAAATCAAAAAAATTTTTATATCGCTTCCGTAACACTTTATAGCTTAGGGGATCCACGAAAATTAACATTTAAGGGGCATAATCACCAACGACTGTCTAATAACGAACGAATGGTGATTAGCCCCTGCTAAGTGTTAATTAAGCAACTACAATCTGTTTTGATTTCTTTTTACTTACACCTGCAAACTTATCATTATTAAAGTTATAATAAGAGAAGAGATTGCGTCTGACTAATTTATAACAACCGTATTCAGTATTCATAACAAAACCCTCTGCAATTATGGGTTGATTGTAGTTAATGAAAGAATCGAAATTACCCTCATGGAAACAATCACTTAGTGCCATACGTTTTATATCCCTAACTATTAACCAGAGTTCAATTAGGTTTGTATCACATAGACCCTCAAATAATTCGGGTTTAATATCATTTTCAGTACGGATCAAATAGTTAAGATTGATCTTTAATTTCTTTGCTTTATTATCATCTACGAACTGAACAGTTTGTGATACTTTCTTTGCCCAATCTATCCACCCTTTAAGATCATAAAAGGCATCTAATTTCTCTCCATAATTAGCACCGTAACCAGGGCGAATATATGCCTTTGGTTGTACATAATGTACGAAGGAATTACTCTCTAATGTATTAGTTAATGGAGAGGCGATTGCATCACGTAAATTATTAGTTTGTGTATGATATTGTGTATGTGGGGCTATTACTAACTTAGCATCAATTTGCTCTGGAAACTTATAAGTTATTGTGTTAGGTCTGTAATTCTTAGCACCACCCAACCCGATGAAATCACCCTGATAAATGTTATTAGTTATAGGCAAATATGAGAGGCAATGATATAATATATGGCGTAAACTTCCAGTGTAATACTTATCAATATCTTCAGTAGATTCGCATATCTTAATTAACTTTTTATTGAACACGGATTTAGTGCCTACAAATTGTCTATTAGTGGCAGGATTACGTCCCCAAACTATACTTGGAGCACCGTCAATCTTAACGCTAAGTATTAATGAAGGCAGTAAAAAAGCATCTAATACTGATAAATTACCAGTCAAGATGCTGTCTTCGGGGTGTTCAATGTGAAGGTTTAAGTTTTTAGTCATAGAAAAAACGAAGGTAAAAAAACTGTTTTGTGTGTGGGGTCTTATAAGAATAAGAGCGAATCATTGATCTACGCCCCCCACTTCTTTAATATACCAATAAAAAACCCCCTGTGGGGGGTTTAGTGGACACTTTCTTAAGCGGTTAGACTGTCAAGTAATTCCTGGTCTACGGTGTCAGCATTTACACCCTGTAACCACTTGTTAATGTGACGGGATGTTGTGACGGACCATTTGGTGGCAGTTCTTACGTACTTTGCCTGATCTGCTAGGTATGCGGCAACGGGTGTCTTATATGAGAAAAAAACCTGAGTGCCGTTACTGAGTGTTAGTTCAGTTTGGTTTGCTGCGATAGGGCGAAGTTGCATAGATGCTCCTTTTGATTACTTTCTTATAATACCAATAAAAAAACCCCCGTGGGGGTTTTAGTGGTCAGTTTGTGAACTGGTCTACTTAGTGACCATTTTTACTAACTGTGCGTGGTAGGGTTTCACTGCCTCAAATCCTTTCATAATGTCTGAGATCAATTCTTGAATCTCAAAATTGTGGATTTGCCAACGGGTTTGTATATCCTTGATATAGCGATCCGTTGAGATAAGGCGAGCAGTTGAAGGTCTTTTGAGTGTTGTTTTTTTAGCAACGACCTTGCCACCTTTGAAAGTTGTTACAGTAACACGGGGTGAAACTGGTTTTTTTGCCTTTGCTGGTTTGGTTTCTCTTGGAGCATCAAGCACTGCCTGAACTTCCTTAATAACCTTTTCAACTCTGGCGGATTTGGTTGAAGTCTTACGGGTTCTGGTCTTACGTGCTTTAGGGGCAGTTACAGACTTAGAAGCGGTTGACTTAACAGGCATAGGAATGAGTTCCGATGTTTACTCCCCTATTATAAACATAAAAAAACCCCCGTAGGGGTTTTAGTGGACACTTTGTCAACTGGCTTTAGATGTCGTTTAGTGCTGACCTGCCACGGTATGCCGTAAACGGTCTCTGTAACTGATCTTCCTGGCGAGCAAACTCACTTAGGAAGTAATCCACTGTGAATTCATTTTCATTACAAAATGTTTCAATTTCAGAGTAGATAGATGCTGGATAGGAATTCATGTGAAAATCAATTGTGTTTACTTTAGGGAAAGAATTCATATTAGGCAAATGATAAGAACGAAGAGAATTAACCATTCAGTTTGTTTCATTTACCAATCAAAGTTTGAATTTTCGATGTAACTTTCTACATCAAATTTGTCATCTTTCATTTCAGGTAAATCAAAGATTTCACCTGGAGAGTCCATTAACTCCTGGAGAATTGTGTCTTCGTAATCATTCATAATTGAGTGAAATTTGGTTGACTATTTAATAATAACAAAAAAATGCCCACTGTGGTGAAACAGTGGACACTTTGTTTACTGGCACATGTCTTGGAATTTCTTCCATGCCATCGCTTCAACTGCGTCAAGTGTGCCAGTTGAAATTCTGCACAGTTCGCTCATCTGATCACCCGTGAGTTTGTTAGACTTCATAAACTCATCAAATGACTCGTCAAAACAAGTTTCATAGAGTGCTTCGTGATGTAGGGTGCTCATAATTGGTTCCTTTACTACTCTTTAATAATACCAATAAAAAAACCCCTTTGGGGCTTTTGTGTGACAGTTTCTTTACTGTCCGTTACGGTACTCACCCATTAGGCATTTACCGTACCAAATTTCAGAGTGTCCGTACTCTTCAGATAAATCGAGGCATAAACCCCAACATTCATCTAAAGTCTTGAAAACTGTGTTTTCATGTGGTGCCGATGCACACACGACAGCATAAGGGAATGCTGGATTGAAAGTGGTATTAGGATTAAACATAAACACATTATACACACAAAACGACCCCTTTTGCAAGGGGTCTTGTGTCAGTTTGTGGATTGTCTACGAATACTCCCAAAATGCGGGTTCGCAAATCTTTTCACATAGTGTGTCATATTCACCCACATTCTCTTCATTAATCCAACCCAAATCGTTGAAGTATTGTATCATTTCAACGAGTACAGATTCTTCACCTTCGGTGATACTTAGGTTACGTACAGTTTGTGACATTTAGTGCCTGTGATTTGTGTACAATGTTATAATAACAAAAAATCCCCACGAATGGGGGATTTGTGTGACAGTTTCTCAACTGGTTGAATTGTTTACATTTTCTGAAACATATTGTGGTAAGGTGTTATTACAAATGACCTTGTAATTCCTGGCAAGTCTTCTATTAATGCCATCAATCATCTGATCTTTAGTAACAACTTCTTTCTTCATAGTTTCGCCACTAAATGTTAATACCTTGAGAAACTTGTCTGGATTAATAACATCATCCAACCAAGATTTAGTGGGATAAAAGTCAACAACCATGCTTCCAGATTGTAATCTCATAAGGGTGAAATCCGTGGGACAAATGTAATATAAACGATTTCAACCACGAATAGGAAAAATGTGTGCCACTTTGTCAACTGGATTCCAGCCTAAAAAAAATCCAGCTGACCGTGGGACGGTAGCGGAATTGTCACAACATAGGGATTACGATGCCCCTGTGCCGATCTACGAATTGTCATATCTTGTTTATTACTTTCTCGAAAATATGTTATAATTATAATTATATCTAAAAACACCACAAGTTATTAACA